ATACATGCTTTGCGTGATATATCTACACAATATAACAATAATATTCGTGATTATAATACGAATATCCGGCAAATTTTACAAATGGTTGGTGATATACGCGGAGATATCCATCTGCGTGGGAGTAGAAACGACCATACACGCGAACCAACTATACCTAGACCATCAAGTTCTCGGTTCGCATATGACCCCACTCTACTGCAAGAGCGCACCACACAGCGACTACCGAGACAAAGTCCACCTACTCGTTCTCCAATAGAAACATCCAATTACATTGATATATTGCTTCAGAGTATGCCATTTACAACCACCAGTATGGAAAACGTGATTGTCCGTCCATCACCGGAACAAATTACTAACGCAACCAGACCGCTTATCTATCACTCAGACAACACTCGCATTTTAAGTCATAATTGTCCCATTACATTAGAACCGTTTGAAGAACAACAATTGTTGACGCAAATCACATATTGCGGACACGTGTTTAGTCAAGAAGGCATCAATCGTTGGTTTGAAGGAAATGTTCGTTGCCCGATATGTCGTTATGATATACGAAATTACAATGCGCGTTGTAGAACATGTCGGCGAACTCTACAAGAATACGGCACACGGTGCACGTATTGTGAAGAATCGGCTTCAATGCGAGCAAGTGAAGAAGAAGAAGAACCAGATGAAAGAGAAAACAGCGACACGGAATCATCTATCATAGATGAAACTGATGAAATAGAAGACGTAAGTATGAATCCATTTCAGATTATTATGAACTATGAAATTCGCCGCACAGATATGTCATTTAATACGCAATTGTGAACGGACTGAATCATTCACTATTCGCGTTTCAATCGGTCGTAAAGTAAGGAACGTGTAGTTGGACTAATACAAAGACAATAAAAATATAGACACGAATGAGAGAATACAATCACTATATTATGTTATTTATAGAATTGACATAATATGACTTATAATGCGAACATAGATATGTGTTTACTTCGCTGATGTAAAGAACCGGTCTAGCGTTTGAATCTTGTTCTTGCGATTATAAATTGTTTCTAGAATTTTATCAAACAACAATACTTTGATTTTCGCACTACTAATTTTCTCTCGCTTCTTCATAAATAATTCCAAGTCACCGCCACATTCAATGTCCAACTGTTTCACATCTTTGCGATAATTTTTGATAGCAGACATCTTTTTCTGCATTGTCCAAATATCTTCTACAGCCAATCCAAATAACTGTTGGAGCGGCTTCATCAACTGATTCGTAATGTAATGCGTATAATCAATCTGAACCTTGTTCTCAGTAATGTAGTCTGGTGTTTCTATCTTATCGCCCATCAATGCTTTTGGTTTGTCATTCACTACAAACACGAAACGCATTCTATCGCCCGGTCTGGGTTTATTTCCCGGGTCGCGTTCACCAATGCGATCTGCTAACACTTTATGTCCAATCTGATGGGGATTTTTATAGTCACTGCGAAGTGCCTTGGTAATAGTCAACTTATCCATTGATACTTTCCCTTCAATCAAATTTACCAATGACTGATTCAGAAAATCAATCGCATCACGAAGATTGGTTGTCCCACCTTCATTCATCAAGATGTTCAATATGCCTCCGTATACATCTTTCAAATAATCACAAGAATCGCGACGCTTGATGGACAAACCCATGAACTTCAAATATCCCTTGTTGGGGTCTTCTTCATACAACATACCCACATATCTCTTCTTGGATAACAGAATGAACGGCATCAACGTCTTCTCATATTCCAATTTCATAGGCAATTTCAAATATTTTGTGCACAAATCTGCTGCGTCTTGTGCGATTTCAATCGTAATTTCAAGAGCACGTTGACCAGTAATTTTTTCTTTTGTTTTCGCATCTTCCAGGTTGAACGTAAAGAACACACTATCCGTATCTCCGTATACATATTCTGCCTTGGTCCGAACCTTTCCATGCGTTTCTGTATCATACTCTAAATCTCCATACACTTCTTCTATCATACGCCGAGCATAAATAATCATCATTCGGCCAGTAGCGGTTGTAGACGCGGCTACATCTTGTTCGTAAAAGGTAGACGTTCGCGCACCACATTGTCCATAAAGTGAATTCGCAGTTACTTTGTATCCCAATTGACGCTTGTCTAGGATGTTCTGCATGAAAGGGTCACTTTCGGTCTTGATCATCTTACGTGTGTCTTTACGCGCTTTCAACAACTCTTCTAAGATGGATGGCATAATGGATTTTTGATTCTCTGGCAACTGTGCCCATCTACACTTTTTGCTACCTACCTTTACTTTATCCGCTTTTGCGGTGGGACTGGATCGTCGGTATATAAATGTATCAAACTCAATATCTATATACTGATACCCAGGGAGATTGTCGTATACGAAGTTGCCTGCTTCATCTCGCTCGCCAGTGGTTTTATCGGGAATCAAACCCCCCTGTAGATTAAACTCTTTTGACCACACTTTACTGTCATGCGAATAATTCTGACTAATCATTGACGACGGATAGAGCGACGAATAATCTACACAAGCCACTGGATTATCCATATACATTTTACACTTGGGAGGCAATACAATCGCTCCTTCATATCCGCTCGCCGTTTTGGGTTTTTCTAGATCAGGCATCAGTGTATCCTTTACTCGGCATTTCTTTGCAACATAACTGGTTAGTTTGATTCCTTGACCACGGAACACGAGAAAGCTGATAGGAACACTACAAATATTGGACATCTCCATATAACCAGTAATAACGTCAATCTTATTCATTAAATGGTGCACCAAGTTACAATCTTGAATACAATATTTCGCGACAATTGCTCTTCCTTTGGGACCCTCATCCGAGAGTCTGAAAATATCTTGTGGAGTCACATCGTCTTTTGTCATACCCCATTTCAAATTTTTTGATTTGTCAATGATTTGATGTTCATCTACTACAATCACGTTGTATTTGCTTGTTTTTCCCTTCTCTTCAACTTCTACATTGTATTCAATATCCAATACTTTGAATTTCTTACCGTTTTTGAAATAATCGGAAGTGAAACTGCTCAGCTCTATATGAATGAAATCATCTACATGAAGACCCATCAAATTTTTACTATACAACTTTGTAATCTCTCTGCCAGTAGAATCCGTAGTACATTCTACCTTCTTCACACTGTCACTGATAAACTGCCCAGCTACATCATCCAACTTATATGATGATAAGTTGAAATCGCGACGGAAATAGGTATACATATCAATTTGTAACCGCCCTAACATGTTGTAATAACGCAAGTCATACTCACCACTTGCCAGCATTACCTTCGTATTCATGATTTCAATATTACTATCTCGGCTGTCTTTCTTGGATATATGGTCCTTGTCGCGAGACAATTTCAAGAACTCAGATACACATCCTGTTTCCTTAGACCGCTGAAACATAAACTCGTAATCAAAACCAAATATATTGTATCCAATAATAATGTCTGGATTCTCACGTTGAATTAAATTCGCCCACTCTAACAAAACCTTTTTTTCTGTATCTACGCTCACAATTTCTACTCCCTTCACTTCGTCGCAATCCCCCAATACAATACAGTGATTCATATGTGGCTCTTTCTTTCCGTAGTTCATAAAGGTTGACCCTATAAAGGTTACTTTGTCTCCTTCAAGATGAGGTAATTTGGACAACAACAATCGGTCTAGTGCGGTCAACTGATCCTCGCGTGTATGAGTATCTTCTAGTAGATATTCTACAATGTTTGCGCTAATCTTGATTTTGTTCTTTTTGTAGGCCAATGTCTTTTTCCAGGATGGGACATTACCCTCTCCCGTTTCTTGGTTCGCGTGTATATCACTGTCCATGGTGGAACTTTCTTGCTGTTGATTCGCGTGCGCGTCTTCAAATATATCTTGGATGTTCAATAATTCTTCTGTTGACTTGTCTAACTCATTACATATCTTATTCATAGGCACTTTTACATATATATCAATGATCCGTCCCAATTCTTCCTTTGTTATCGTATTTTTTGGGTATACAACGTCTATGTCCTCTGTTATCTTGTCGTATCCAAACGCTTTCATAATATAGCGTTTGAATAGAGGAGTCATTAACTCTGCATTGCTATATTTTCGTTGCTTGATGAATATATCTACAATATTTGATGCTAGACGCTTGTATGTCTTTTTAGGTAACGGAAAGTCACCGTGACTACTACTCGCCTCAATATCAAAACTACATATATTAAACGGCACAATCGTTTCTTTTGTAGGTTCAGGTGTAATTTCCTTATACGAACAGCGAATTTCATAATCACAAGAAGTTTTCTTTTCAGCGTCGCTCACTCGGATGACACGACCCTGTTTATATGATATCCATCCGGATGGCGCAATTTCGTTTACATGAAAGTATCGCAATAAAGGAGGAATATTGCTCTCGTATAGTTCTAGTTCTACGTTGTTGTATTTCATGTTCTCACGAACTCGTTCCCCGTCGTTATCATATGTAAACCATAAATTCTTGAACTGGTTCATCGCAGACGTGTTGTCAAACTCCAAACGAATAAATTTATGTTTCTTTCCTCCTGAAAATCCATACAATTTGTGATGTTCAACCAACTTCATATTGACAATAAATCCTTGATAACGAGGGTCCAATGACCTTGACCACTCTACCATCTCTTTATTTTTCCAATTGTCGTGAGCTTTGATATAAAAGAAAGGTTTGTAATCATCTACATATGCACACAATTTTTGTCCGTATTCATTTACACCAAACATTTGAATCGTAAATTTCTTATCACTCGCGTAGGTTCCATCGTCGTATACATTATAATCAAATAGACGGAAGTATTTTCTTACCACTCGCTTGATTTTATCAGTCATATTCGTACTCTTGTTTTGTATTTATCTAGGTTTATTATGTATATTTTCATAACATATATAATCAATTTTACGTCTTATTTAGTTTTTACGCCTGGTTAATGTTGCTATTTTTTTATGTGATTTACTTTTTATACTTCTTGACCGCGTCTTTGTTTTTGTGTAGGTTTTGACTTTACCCTGAACGGGTATTTTGTAACCTCCGGAATATATACGTTGCCAAATAGTAGAATGTTCATCTGGTTTTGCGATGGACGCAGTCGTCTTACCTAACCATTTACCGAATTCTCCCTTTGTACGTTCTCCTTCGTAATACTCAACTTGCTTGTTCGGATGAATTTTCACCAGTGTGGGAAATCCCTGGATTTGGATAGGGGAGACACTCATCTCTTTTTCTAAAAGAGGCTTTTGATTTTCAATGTTTTCGTGTTCCACTTCCACAAATTTGTAGTCGCGGTCCGCACCTAGCTCTTCTTTTAGTTCTTCCCATTCTGGATACATTGCCTGGCAATGTCCACACCAATGCGCGTAAAACAATACAACTGTCACGGGAGTTTTGTCCATTTGCTTTTTTGCTACTTGCGCATTCGCTCTTGGTTTTTTTGACTTGGTCTTTTTAGCTGTATTTCTCTTATTTGTTTTCGGTTTTGGCATATATAGTAAAAGAATATATTTATCGACACTATTTTTTTCAGTATATACTATATATTGAATAATCAACTATGAATAAGATCGCAGTTATATTTTTATTAATTGTATTTGTAACAGGCATTTATGTAGTTATGACCTTTCCGTCTTGTGGATGTAAGAATAAAGAAGGGTTTGAAGACCGCGAATGTCCTGATATGTTAGTTCAGAAAAATGACCGTTTGTTATTATATAATACCAAGCAACCCAAAGAAGACGGGAAAAATCCAATCCCATTTTTTAGTTTAGATGAATATATCAACTATTTAGAAATACAACGCAATAAGGGAATCAAGTGTCCCGTCTTGTTTTTAAGACAAGAAAATGACGCCCAAGGAAACGACGTTTATAGAATGCGTCCTAGTCCGTTTGAATTGCAAGGCGGACTGCCTGCCACGTCGGAAGTTTTACCTAAAGACCATGAAATTGTAAAGTATTTAGATGCTAGTCGCGATAATGGGCCATACAATCAGAATAATTATCCCGGATTTGACCCGCAAAACATGTTCGTTGGCATATACACTGACTTAGATAAGGTTCACGATTCAACACAATCTCTAACTAAGAGTGATAATGCTATGGACGCGAACTGGGGAGGCGTGGAACATACCAATACGATGATTGAAACCGGCAAGTATGAAGAAAATACGATCACCCGCCCCGTATTATCTACACCCAAGAGCACATTTTATCCTAGCATTCCCAGTAATTTTGAAAACCCTGTTGACGTTCTATAAATCACCTATATACATGAATAGTTACTATATGTGTTGTAAGAAACATATAGTAAACACACCGAAAGCGCGTGTCGCAGTAAAGTTTACGTATACTCGTCTAGTATTTTTTTATTTTGCTCTAGTAATTCATAATACTTTGTGGGAGTTGGACTTTTTACATAGGTTTCAGTCAATCCTCGTTCACGCGTTCTTTTACTGGGCGTGGCAATAGGTATTTCTTTACTCGCTACCTCTATTGAATTTAAACTATCCCTACTGGTGGATAAAAACTCCTCTTGGTCTAATGTGAAAATGCTATCTGATGATGAACGAAATGAATTGGGCAAATCGCTCGTGTCGCTACTCAATGAACGACCGATACAAGAAACATTGGCAGATAAGTCAAACCGCGGTGTCGTATAATTATTTATTTTTATATTTTGAGTCAGTTTGTTGGACATTGCTCGCGCTAACATACTGTATACGTCTATTATAGATTATGCCAATTTTTTTATTTTATTTACAAGTAACTCTTATTTTTTGGCTACGAAACTATATTATCCGATATATCTAGCTCCACTTTCTTTTTCTGGATAAGAAATCTTTTCATACTTTCAATAATATTCTTATTTAACTTACGCGTCTTTCCATTAGATTCTATGTGGATTTGTTGTAAACAATCGGGGTTCTCGTTCAATTTATAAATCAAATCCGATATGTTCGCGAAATGTTTCATGATGCCAATCGCCGACACTGAACTAATACCCGGTATTTGACATAACATTATTTCACTGATATTGTTTTCAGTGATATTGTCTTTCTTTGTTGTTTTTACCACAGCACAATAATCTTTTTCAGATACTTGTGATGTCTCTGTCGTGATGATGTTCTGTGGTTGTTCGTCGGCCTCTTCTCTTTTCGTATTTAATCCCCGCAAGAAATGTGGCGTCAAGTAGTATGGTATAATCCCCTTCCCGAAATTACGTTCTATTTTTTCTGCCAAACTCATGACCCATTCTGCTGTTTCTGTGACGGAAGATGTTTTGTAAACACTGAATCCCTTAAACATCTGCAAGGAAGCAATGGCTGAATAGACAATGCGTTTTTCCAAATCGGTCCGGCACTGAGAAATACTTCCTTCTATCACATAAAAAATGGAATGGGGTGGGTATCCACTGCCATGTATCAGGCGATGAGACTGCTCTTCGTAACGTTTGTCCTTTATAGATGCAAGTAAGTCGGGGATTGTTTTTCGCTCAATTAATAGAACAGGCTTGTTTTCGTCGGTTGTAATCTTGATATCTCCGAGGGTAAGAGTATCCTTCTCAAGCAAATTATATACAAATTTAGAATTTACTAGTCGTAAGTGCTCGCATTTGTCATATACGTCGTGTTCTCGGTCGTCAATAATAACACGCATGGTTGTATACTATAAACAATATTATACGATTATATTGTTTATTTAATATTTGTTTAATTCAGGTTCTCGGTTATATTTACATGTATCTCATGCCGATGGGACGAGAAGACTTGGTGGTAGACACCAGAGGCATCTTCAGAACATTCATGTTCTGGCTGGTATTTCTCATGTGGATAGACATCCAGGCGGTGCGGCCCACCTGCTGGGGAAGACCGGCCTTCTTGTTTCCACCCTTGAAATCTTGGTTGACAATAGAAGAGGCGTGACGCGCTCTATTAGAAGCATTCATTAAAACCATGTTTATATATTTACTAAATATTTTTTATCGTCTCCATAAAATTGAATTTTCACAACGCACATAATCCTGATTATATAGTTGTTCCCATACCCTTAACGTGACTTCATCTTATTCGCTCAATAACATGAATTCCGACGAAGATATTATTATACAGAAAAATAGTGAAGGTGTAGATACCTATGTGTTTGACCCGTATAATCCCCTAAATAATTTGATATCCGATGTAGAAATAAAGCAAGTATTGACTCAATACGGGATTCATTCGGATATACACAATTACAATTTGTATAGACGCGCATTTGTTCATCGTTCTTATATCAAACGCCCTAACCTTGAGAACAAACAAAATAATATTATTATTACAAACAAACCTGATAATTGCTTGCCACTATGTTCTAAGTCCAATGAACGACTGGAATTTATTGGCGATGGAGTCTTGGAATGTATTACTAAATATTATTTGTATCGCAGGTTTCCAAAAGAAAATGAGGGTTTCATGACCGAAAAGAAAATCGCATTAGTTAAAAACGAATCTATTGGTAGAATGGCCTATGAAATGGGACTCCATAAGTGGTTTATTTTGTCTAAAAATGCGGAGACAAAACAGATACGAGTAAACCACAAAAAATTGGGTTGTTTGTTTGAAGCATTCATCGGTGCTTTGTTCCTAGATTTTAACCGCATGGACATTCATGACGAGCAAAACTGGTTCAAAAATACCTTTGTATGTGGTCCAGGTTTCCAGATGGTCCAAGTGTTTGTTGAAAGCGTATTTGAAAAACATGTGGATTGGATTAGTTTGATTCGCAACGATGACAACTACAAAAATATCCTACAGGTCAAAATACAAAAGGAGTTTAAAGTAACACCTGATTACATGGAAATTGAGCAACATGATATGGATAATGGGTATCATATGGGTGTATATTTGCGACTTGGAATACCCATTCACATGGCCGACATTCATTCAGCTATGCGCATTGACCAATTCAAGTCATACAATGATATTCATATGCACATGTCGCAACACAATAAAATATTGTTATTCTTAGGTGAAGGTATACATAAAATCAAAAAAAAGGCTGAACAAGTTGCGTGCGATTCTGCCATCAAAAAATTAAATGCGTTTACCACTTAATCTTTCAAAAAAACATAATTAGGTTTATTCATACATAGTCATTCGCAATGTTTGGGTTGCGAAATTTTTTTTTGTCTTATTTACTACAAGATATTTGTTGGCTTTTTCTAACATATTCATCATAGTCGGGTTATTCAATCGTTTCTTTATGAATTGGACGAATGACTTCTCTTTACTGTCTCGCGGTTTTTTGTTGAAATTTATGGAATGTCCGTTGTTTTTTGAGCTCCAAGAGATAAAGTCAGTAACGTTATACATACATACGGTTTTTAATATATAATAGGCGACCACGGGTGTCTCTTCTTTGTAATTTTGTCTCCTAGTCGCAGATAATTGTGTTTGTTTGTATAAATCTTCCATGTTCATATTATAATGTTGCAATACTTTTTCACACTGAAACACAGTGAACCGTCTTTCGTTATTCAAAATTGTATTAAATGCGGTTTCCATATTGATTGATCCAGCAGTTTTTGAATACGCATACGCCACAAACAAACTGTGAATTATTTCAGCCCAACATTCAGTATAGGTTTCATACAAACGAAAGTCTGTCTCTATGGGTATGAATGTGTATAATTGCGTGTTTGTATTTTGCGATCCATTTGCTGAAAAATCCATTCCCATACAGTGAAACGTTTCGTGAATAAATGTTTTGAACCATTCTTCTTGTCTAAATATATTAATTTCAGTGTTTGTTTGACATGACGTGGTGAAAGCGGTGTTTGCGTTTTCTCTGCCAACTGTTTCATATTTTTTTGGCAATGTCTTTTTGTGCCCCGTCAAATAAATATGTATGTTGACCGTATTTGAACATTCAGGACTTGCGTAATGACTTGCGATACAAAGCCACATGTATATTTTTTTAAAGTATTCATCTATCTCGTGATGCCTATATTCCTTACGTCCGTCCACCAGCAACTGCACATCAAATAGACGCTCGTGAATTGAGAACTGCCACTCGTATGTTTTACAGTCCATTCGCCGGATACTTTGTTCAATGACTTCAGGTAGATAAGACGATAGTCGTAATGGATACTTATGTTTCAACCCAACATTCTTATTCAATTTGTTATAATCGATATCTGCTGCGTAAAGCATATTTGCTATGTTTTTTAATATTGGCATCTCACTTATTTTGTATTTCTGGTTCATATCCGGTTTTATGAATATATTTTCATTTAAAATTGTTAAAATATGTCTGTGTGAATATTTCATTATATACTACTCCTATATATTCTTTTTACTACTTTCATATACTATGTTTGTAAATACAAGTGTAAACCACAAAGCATATATCGTAAGGATATTTATTTAGTGCTATTATATAATTATGAAGAATACAAAACGACTATATCTGTATATATTTTCATTTCTGATAATCCTATTGTTGGGTTTATCATTATGTAACTGGGACACAGACGCAAAAGTATATTCAACTATCCCCAAAATACAGTTGCGGAGTGAGGGATTTTGTGTGGGGTCTGGCTTGTTTTCAGGACCAGATGTAAATACAATGAATCAGCACGTGAAGCGCAAAAAATATAAGCACCTACAGCGCAAGATACAAGAAAATACGGGGTTCACACGTTTTATGAAAACCCATGTTGGTCCTCAATACGAATTGCAAGATTATATATGGGTGATAGAAAAGTCGCATGTAAATACGTGTCATCGTGATAATAATGGTGATTTTTTTAATAAGACGCAGAAGTATCCATCATATACAATGCTATTGTTTTTGGAAGACATGGACAAATGTTTAACTGTTTATCCAGGTAGTCACAAAAATAAATACTCACATCGTGTTAATTTTATAACGCCTCTTCAGAACATCCTATGTAAAAAAGGAGACATCGTTATCTTTAATGCGAATTTAATACACGTTGGAGCATTGAATATTAAGAATGATCATGTGCGTATTCAAATGAAAATCACACACAAAGATGATTTACAGGCTTTGTCGTATTATCAAAATTTTCATAAAGTAGCAAATAAACAAAGTCATGTTCCAAAATACATGCAAAAAATACAACGTTCTCTTAGTTGTACATTTCCGGTTGTGTCTGATATGACGCAAACCACCAATATCAATTCTGCGCGCGGTTCAGATAACGGTTCTGCCATTACTCCTCATCAAAAAGTGTTCTCCTTCATTTTTTATGGAAATAGTGATTTTTATGACTTACCTAACGCATTTTGATTTTATGAGAAAACAGTTATAGAAGATAATTTATACTACTATAATATATAACTATGAACATTCCTCATACATATTTAGAATTGTTAGAAAAAAAGGGTGTTCCAGCGAAACGTCGGGATAGAGAAATACGTTTTTATAATAATGAAAATGTTCTCCCAGTGGATGAAATGAAACAAGATTCCATTTATGCCGATACTGATAATGATATCGTTGAAAATATGTCAGAGACATCCAATGTTCCCAAACCCTCTGGTCAGCCCTTCCTTGTGGACAAACGCTCTTCGTCTAACTTGAACCGAGAATTGATATTGAGCAAACTTAGAGATCTTGGCCGCATCCCCGTATTTACAAAAAAATTTGTCGCATCCACTACACAGATACCTACTGTTTCTTATATGGACAAGGTGGCTGAACCTGACACGATTAAACTGACCAACAAGATTGTGATAGAAAACGCACCTAGATTTGAAAATGAGGACGCACCTGTAGAGGATGCCCAGGAAAAACCCTTGTTTCCTGATATTACCGAAAAGGAAGTAGAAGCAGAACTAGAACCTGAAAAGGAAGCAGAAGCAGAAGCAGAAGCAGAAGCAGAAGCAGAAGTAGAAGAAGAAGTAGAAGAAGAAGTAGAAAAGGAAGCAGAAGTAGAAGAAGAAAAGGAAGCAGAGGTAGAAGAAGAAAAGGAAGCAGAACAAATCGTCTCCAAACCCGAACCAGTGGATATTCCTGCTCCAAAGAAACGCGGACGCAAACCTAAGGGAAAGTTAGCCATGGAAGAGATAGATTTGGACGAGGTTGACCTCACCACTGCCGTCATACGTTCTCAAAAAATAACAGATAGATTACCCAAAGAAAAGGATAAGAATATCCTACTTGCGTCCCCTTATTATTTAAACAATCGCAAGCTGTTTATTTCCAAATTGCGCAATTTATTTGAACCAAGACGCAAAGAATTAATGAATATAACGGATGAGGTAACGTGTAATACCAAAACAGAACAAACCGAGTTTGATTTACTAACTCACCAAAAGATTGTAAGGGATTATTTGAATTTATATACACCTTATCGCGGTTTGCTCCTGTATCACGGTTTAGGTTCTGGTAAAACATGCACATCCATCGCTATTGCGGAGGGAATGAAACAAAACAAACAAGTGATTGTCATGACTCCCGCGTCATTAAAAATGAACTTTTTCAGTGAAATGAAAAAATGCGGCGATGACTTGTATCGCAAAGACCAATATTGGGAGTTCGTTTCCATTGAGGGCAATTCGCAGATGACGGGAGTTCTGTCACGGTCGTTGTCTCTCCCGATTGAATTCATTCGCGACCAGGGGGGCGCGTGGTTCCTCAACGTAAAAGAGCAGTCTAATTTTGCTAGTTTGAATGCCGAACAGCAATCATCAATTGATAATCAATTGAACGAAATGATCCGTTCCAAATATAAGGACATTAACTATAACGGTCTGAATAAGAACGCGTTGATGAAATTAACCGATAACATGAGCAAAAATCCGTTTGATAACAGTGTGGTGATTATTGACGAGGCACATAATTTTGTGAGTCGTATCGTGAATAAAATCAAGAAACCCGATTCAATTGCTTATGTGCTATATGATTATTTGATGAAAGCAACGAATGCGCGCATTGTGTTATTGTCAGGAACCCCCATTATTAATTACCCGAATGAGATTGGAGTATTGTTCAATATTTTACGTGGATATATCAAAACATGGACTTTGCCAGTTCAAGTTCGCACATCAAAAAAGGTAGACAAAAATACTATCTTAGAGATGTTGGATAAGGGCAATCTGAGAACATTTGACTATGTGAATTATAGCAACAATGTCATGACCATCACAAGAAATCCATTTGGATTTATTAACGCGAAGAAGCGCGGCGTTCTTAAGAAAACACATAAGGAGCGACCAACCAAGCCAAATACCACCCGTAAAAATACCCAAAAAGGAGGAGAGAGTTCGGACGTATTTGATAGATACGATGGCGTTCGGTTAGACGATGCTGGTAACATTACCGATGACGATTTTATTAACAAAGTAGTGAAAATATTACAGAAAAATCAGATAGAAGTCAACAGCAAACAGATGAAGGTCGACCTATATAAATCACTACCAGACGTATCTGACGATTTCCTGTCCACTTTCGTAGATGGCGATAAAGAAGTAGCAAAGAACATTTCGTTGTTTCAGCGAAGAATATTAGGTCTGACATCTTATTTCAGAAGCGCACAAGAAGAACTTCTACCGAAATATGATGTTACCGAACAAGGCGACATCTACCATGTTGTAAAATGCGAAATGTCGGATCATCAGTTTGATGTATACGAAAAAATACGCAAAATTGAAGCTGACCGCGAGAAAACCGCGAACAAACGCAAGAAGAAGCAAGCCAATAAGGGTGTTGAACTATTCAACATTTCCAGTAGCTATCGCATTTTTTCACGAGCAGCCTGTAATTTTGTTTTTCCAAATGAAATTGAGAGACCTACTCCCGAGGACACCGAGGTAAATGAGCATATATTAGATATGGTGCCAGCAAAAGTGGCGAATGAAGCAGATAGTTATGCTGATGCTGAAAAATTAGAAGAAGTGATGGATACAAAGGATATGAATAATTATGGAAAGCGCATTCAGCATGCCTTGGATTTGATCAGCTCGGTTGACGAAACAACCAATCAGTCTACCTATCTATCCGGACCTGCGTTGATGGAACTGAGTCCCAAGTTTCACAAAATACTCATGAATTTAATTGACAACGAAAACAAAGGACTTCATCTGGTATATAGTAATTTCCGCACAATTGAGGGTATTGGTATCTTACGTTTGATGTTGCTCGCAAATGGGTATGCCGAGTTTAAGATGCAGAAACTCGAAGGAACATGGGAAATCGTAGAAAAAGAAGAAGACAAAGGTAAACCCCGATTCGTATTGTATACTGGCACGGAGAGTTCCGAGGAAAAGGAAATTGTGCGCAACATTTATAACGGTTCGTGGAATTTGATTCCCACTCGTTTATCTGAACAACTGCGAAAACAGAACGAAAATAACATGTATGGCGAAATTATCAAAGTGTTTATGATTACCGCTTCTGGTGCTGAAGGTATCAATCTCAAGAATACGCGCTACGTTCACATTGTTGAACCGTATTGGCATATGGTTCGTCCAGAACAGGTTGTCGGAAGAGCTCGCCGCATATGTAGTCACCAAGATTTACCGGTTGAATTGCGAACGGTGAAAGTATTTTTGTATGTCTCTACTATGAGTCAGACACAGAAAACTGACGAGAAACACATTGTTCTCCGACTTCGCGATGTGAGTCGCTTGGATAAGGAAACGCCCATTACCACAGATGAGAACTTATACGAAATCGCCAGTTCCAAACAAAAGATTAACAACCAAATCTTACAGGCAGTAACAGAAACGGCCGTTGACTGTAATGTATACTCTTCCTTATCAACCGATGAAAAACCCGTGGTATGTTACGGTTTTGGTAAAGTTGAGTCTAATTCGTTTGCGAGTTACCCTTCGTTTGAAGTTGATAAAATGGAAAAGGAGAACGTGTCTACTATACAGTGGACCGCACAAGAGATTACATTCGCAGGTAAGACTTTCGCATTGCGAAAAGACACAATGGAAGTGTATGACATGGATAGTTACAAACAGGCCTTACAGAATCCAAACATAGAACCTACATTAATAGGGAAACTGGTCAAGGAAGACGGACGATACAAAATTGAACACATATAAGCTGATTACAGAGAACCTAGAGCCAAATAATAGAAGGAACAATAATTAACATGTCAATCATCGATACTATGTATACACATATTTTATCTACTATTACAAGTGTAATAGATAAAAAAAACAAAATAGCCCCCGTAATTTATTCAGAACTAACATGCGGTGAAACGTGCACATGTTCTCGTAATCACTTTTATGGACATTGTTTACACATTCTCAAAATATAATATTCATCAATAGAAAAACAAATTCAATAGATATGTATGTAAACCACACCTACGAGAACCTATACCCATATACATACTATTTGGAACTACGCCTCATAATGGTGTGTAGACTCATTCTGTATATTACCATATTCGCACGATTAACAAGCCGACCAACAAATGCTTGTTTTTCATGATGGATCCAAATGTGCATGTTTTTTTCAAAACAAAAAAGATTTTCAAATTTGCACTTTTGGACATTTTTAAAAATGTCCAATTTTCATTTTTTGGAAAAAGTTTTTTCTTGCAAAAACACACATTTTCAGTTTAAAGCATAATGCAGTAAATTGTGTTTTCCATAAATATTTTTTGCTGCATATATTTTTTATTGTTTTCGCAAAAACCAATTTAGGAACTTTTTTGTGTAAGCAATATATACTTACAATGCTTACAGAAAAAGTTCAGAATAGTTCCAAAAATTTTATATGTGAACGATGTAACTATAATACGGTAAGAGAGAGTCAATATAAGAGACATTTATTGACTGCAAAACATAAAAACCTTACAAATCTTACAGAAAAAGTTCCAAAAGGTTCCAAAGACATTTTGTGTGAATCCTGTAATAGACAATACAAATCTCGTATGGGATTGTGGCAACATCAACAAAAATGCGGTGCGATAGTAGATAAGGGCGACGAGATTGTCCATAAAAATACTCCTGATATGAACGTTTTTGTGAATATATTGAAACAGAATGAAGAATTCAAAGAACTCATGGTAGAACAATCTAAACAGATTCATGAACAGCAGCAAGAAATACAAGATTTACACAAACATCTAATCCATGCAGTGAAACATACAGGCAATACGATTCAAAATCAAACAATTAATAACACCCACCAGAAATTTAACTTAAACTTTTTCCTGAACGAGCAATGTAAAGATGCTATCAATATGTCAGAATTTTTAGAAAATATGGAACTGGATATGGAAGACCTCACCGAAACTAGTAGACTAGGATACGTTGGAGGTATTTCGCGAATATTGGTGAACAAACTGCGAGAACTAGATACATACAAACGACCTCTCCATTGTACTGATATGAAACGCGAAACTCTATATATTCGTGAAAATGACGAATGGTCAAAAGAAGAAAATTCCAAAGAAAAACTCAAAGAAATTGTAGATAAAATATCCAATAAAAATTGTCGGAATATCAAACAATGGACAGACGAACACCCCGACTATTCTATTTTTGATTCCCCCGAGAACATGGAATACGTGAAATTGACCAGCGCGGTATTGGGTGGTCTTGGTGATCAAGAAACCCGTCAATTTCAGGAGAAGGTTGTTAAAAACGTAGTAAAAGAAGTAATGATTAATAAATTATAAAAGTGCATGTTTTTTTAAAACAAAAAAGTTTTTCAGAATTTCACTTTTGGACATTTTTAAAAATGTCCACTTTTCATTTTCTCAGAAAAGTTTTTTCTTGCAAAAACACACATTTTCGGTTTAAAGCATAATGCAGTGAATGGTATTTTTCAAATGTATTTTTTGCTGCATACTTTTTTTTATTGTTTTTGTGAAAACCGATTTAGGAGATTTTTGTGTTAGGATATTATACCTAACAATCCTAATGAAAAAATCTCCAAAAATCTCCTATAAATTTGTATGTGAATTATGTGATTATAAATGCTGTAAGCAAAGTGAATATAGTAAACATTTAAACACTGCAAAACATAAAAACCTAACAAATCCTAACAAAAAATCTCCGTCCTTATTTGAGTGTGGTTGTGGTAAGGCATACAAACATCGGTCAACATTATCCGCACATAGGCGAGTATGTATATCTTTCCATACAGAAGACCCAATACAGGACTTGGATGTCTCAACGCCAACCGAAAACAAGAATGCCACTAAAAAGACTGCAATTGTAGATTTGATAGTTCAAAATCAAGAATTCAAAGAATTGATGATAGAACAATCCAAACATATGCATGAAATCCATCAGCAAAATCAGGACTTACAGCAACGGTTATTAGAAGCGGTAAAGGAAGGTAAAACAATCAACAATACCGTGAATAACAATCAAAAGTTTAATATGAACTTCTTTCTGAATGAACAATGTAAAGATGCTATGAATATTTCTGATTTTTTGGAGGATATTACACTGGATATAGAAGATTTGACCGAAACGGGCAGACTAGGATATGTAAACGGCATATCCCGCATATTTGTAAACAAACTACGAGAACTTGACACATACAAACGACCGCTTCATTGTACAGATTTGAAGCGAGAGACTTTGTACATACGCGATAATAATGTCTGGGAGAAAGATGGTAGCAATAGAGAAAAACTACGCGAGCTGGTGGACAAAGTTGCGAATAAAAACTGTCGCCAAATGAAGCAATGGACAGAAGAACACCCCAACTACACTACGGTGGACTCATCCGAGAACCAAGAATTTATGAAATTATCCAATGTCGTATTAGGTGGATTGGGAGACATGGAAATAAAACAATTCCGAGACAAGATTATTCGCAACGTAATTAAAGAGGTGATGATTCACAAATGCGTGTAGTATAGACTATGTCCAAAATCACATTATCAAAAGAATATAAACAAGTGACCCTATAATTTATATCACAAGAATGATGTTTATTAGAGCGATTCTATGCGTTGTATCTGCGTTTATGGTATCTGCCTCTGGCGAGGACAGGAGAGCTAGATTTGACGATTGGAGCAAGGAGTTTGCGATGCGATTTGAGAATAATGACCATACAGCCAGGGTTTTCTCCAACTGGCTTGAGAATGACGATTATATCACCCTGAGAAATGGACAGAATCTAACGTATATGCTGGGTCACAACCAGTTTTCGGGAATGGACGGAGACGAGTTCACTCGCTACCTCGGGTGGTCTACTCGCCCAAGTGTGTCTGACAAGACCGCCCAGTATCACCCCGACTTGTTTCAGAGTAAGGTGTCTCATGCCAAGTGTATGGTCAACTGTGTAAAACATGTGGAGGACGAGTGTACGCTGGATACTGTAAAATGTATTCGTGGCTGCAAGGACGAGTCTACCCTTCAGACGGCAGAGTCTGTAGATTGGGTGTCTAAAGGAGCAGTCACAGATGTAAAGAACCAGGGACAATGTGGCTCTTGTTGGAGTTTCTCTACAACGGGTGCTCTGGAAGGAGCGAATTTCGTCAAACACAACACCCTTGTTTCTCTTTCTGAGCAACAGTTGGTTGACTGCGACAATCTTCAGAATGGTGGAAGAGACCATGGTTGTAATGGAGGTCTAATGGACAATGCGTTTACTTGGATTGAGAAGAACGGAGGCCTGTGCCAAGAGGCTTCTTATCCTTATATTTCAGGAGAAACGAAGAAAGCAGGAACCTGTATGACAGACTGCGATGCGGTTTCTGGAACTGCGATTGCTGACTATTACGACGTTCCTTCCAATTCCGATGATGACATGATGACTGCACTCAACAAGCAACCTGTATCCATTGCGATTCAGGCGGATCAGAAGGATTTCCAGCTATACAATTCGGGCGTGTTCACTGGTGACTGTGGAACACAGTTGGACCACGGCGTATTGGTAGTCGGTTATGGCTCCATGGATGGTAATGATTATTATAGAGTGAAGAACTCATGGGGAACTTCTTGGGGCAAAGATGGATATATCTATCTAGGTCGTGGAAGCCAGTATAACAGCGGCAGTGGTCAATGTGGAATGTTGATGCAGGGAAGTTATCCCGAGGTAGAGTAATGCGTTATGTAAATAACATGTAAATACTCATCATAAGCAGTAAAAAATAAAAAATAACATCACAGTGTAATGTTATTTTTTAAGAC